CTGCCTTTCTCCAATAATGATACGGATCGCAGCGTGGATCACACGCCAGGAGTTTTACGCCGCCGTCTTCGCCTCGGGGTTCCAAAGAACCCTAAGGAGACTCGGATGATGGCAATAAGTAGGTCAACATACTTTAATTTCATATGTTGACACTCCACAATTACAGAGTGCCTGAAGTGACTGTGTCACCCAGGCCTGCAGATACCTGATTAAGGTATCCAACAGCCAATGAAATGGCTGCTCTGACATTGGCGGGGTCGTAGCTGTCGGCACCCGCAGGGACGCGGATACGGCAGTCTACTTCCATGACTCTCGGAAGGTTGTTCGCGGAGATATTTACACCCTTGCGGATGAAAAACCCTTTGTAACTATTTTCCGGGACCTTTCCGTACAGACCCGTTACTCCGCTGATGAGGTTTGCTAGCGTCTTTAGGACGCCAGGACGTTCAACAGTAAGGGTAAAAGGATCTGAGATTGAGTGAACCCTGACACCTGTCTGGGTACCACCCGTGGCAGACACTGCCCACTGCTTGCCTGTGGAGGCATTCGGTGGGTTGTCAACAACGACCGTGTACGTCGGAGACGTAAAACCGGTCTGCGCGCCCCCAGTAACTGGGGTAGTAACGCTAATCGTCATGAATCACCTTATGTGGGGCTCTCACGCCCGCTGATGGTTGTTATGGTCGATGGCGCCTTTTTCAATCAGCCCACCGATTCTGTCTCGAGCTGAATTATGCTGACCGTACAGCGCTGCAATATTGGTCCATTGTTTCCACGAGGTAGGCAGTGAGAACTGCAACTCAGGAACATATGGGCCATTGCGTGCTGAACGAAGAGTATATTCATAGCCTATCCTTACATTTGGTAATATAAGGCTGACTGGGTCATAAACCCACTCGGGATCGCGAATCAAGTCATACCTATAATCTTGGAGGACACTAATACGATACTTACGGGTGTAAACACCCCAAGCACATTTCATGTTTCCGTAACTATAAGCCAACAAGATATCGCCGACATTAGTGAAATAGTCGACGAGGAAGCTCCAGGGTAACAATTCCCATAGAGTCGGAACAAACGACTTGGCCGTGAGGCCTAACGTTTGTGTCCACGATGGCTCACCCGCGTTCTTTAAAACGACGCAACCGCGTAGCTTCACGAAGCCCTCAACAAGTTCGGTGGAATTAAATTTTAAAATTCCATCCCGATTAGTGTTAAAGGCTAGAAACTCTTGCTTATTGCGCTCAAAGTTAAACGGGAGAAATGACGACACCGTCCGCCTAGGCGGATAAGTCCGATACTGAAGGTCCGCAAGGGCCTCCATACCAGAGTCGATATCACCAAGTAAAGGTGCCCAACCAAAGGCACCTTCGAGCCATGTCCCGGTCACAACATCGGTGAGAATCCGACGTCGTGAATCACGTCCTGATCGGCGATAGAAAGGATGTCGCGCAGTCTTCCGAGCTCGCTTCTCTGCGAGCTTAAGGTAGCGTTGCAACCCCTCTCTAAGCGCCTTTCCTGGCCGTGCGACCATGGATAATGTCTCGCGAAGTTCACCCAACACAACGGCCCCGTCAAGGGTACGCTGTGCGTCCAGTAACTTCTTGGCGAATCGTCCAACCAGCTGGTTATCCAGCGTATTGAAGTACGACGCATCCAAGGGAGCTATATTACCGGAATAACCGAAATTCGGAAAACCCGAATATTCGCTCCCACCGATGAATCCATCGATGAGCCTACGACGCCTAGACTTAAACCAACAGGGATTAATTGGATTAACTACCTGCCGAGTGGCGATGAACGGAGTAGTAGCCTCTTGACCCGTCGCAACTAAACGTTTCCAGTTCGGATTCGAGTATGACTCGAGAGAACTATGTTCGTTTACTGTTAAGGTCTGAGATTGCTGCACCGCACCATTCGTCAAAAGCAGGTTAGAAGTTTTCCAAACCCCCGAAGTAGTCTTAAGTGTCATATGGGTAAACATCAAACAGAGTATCGGGCCAGGATAGGCCAGATTATGGAGAAAGGATTAATCTCTCCAG